AAGCGCCGTCCATGCCCCGGCATCGTTGGGGTTTCTATACCAGAGACTGCCGTTTGCATAAGGGTTGCCCGTGGATGAACATCTCCAGGAGCCGCCGGCTGTCTCGGAGTTGTTAGCATCGAGGACAAGGAAGTATTGGGTGCCGGCGGAAAGCCCGGCGGAAAGCGTGATTGTGGCGGCAGTCCAGCCGCTGGCCGTGAGGTTGATGGTGGTCGAGCCCCGGACATCGGAGAGGTTCGGGCCGCCTCCGCCGGCGAGGCCGGTAATCTTTACGGCAAGCGGATATGCAAATATCCCGCTGAGGCCGACTATCTCGAATTCGACCTGAAGGCGGCCGCCGGATGGGACATCGTTTGAGACCTTGAAGCCCTGAGCCAAGTCCTGCACGCCACCGCCGTAATTGCCGATGACATAGATATTATCCCCGCCGCCCGTATAGCCTGTAAGATATCCGCCGGACACAATGCCTCCCTTTCTAACTCGCTGTTGTTGTCATTCCGACTTGTTCGGAATCCTTCTCAGAAGGACTCCCGACAAGCGGGAGTGACAGAATAAACCTAATGCCTCCTTTTTAGTTGTCATTCCGACTTGTCCATGTCATTCCGGCTTGTCCGGAATCCCTCTTTACGATTCCTGACAAGCAGGAAGGACTCCCGACAAGCGGGAGTGACAGAATAAACCTAATGCCTCCTTTTTAGTTGTCATTCCGACTTGTTCGGAATCCTTCTCAGAAGGACTCCCGACAAGCGGGAGTGACAGAGAGAAACCTACGCGATGCTGAGCGTTACGGTTATCGTCCATGTCGTGCCTGTGGCCTTCGTGCCCCAGCCCGCGCCCGAGTTCGTCGAGCGGTTAAGGCACTTGGCCGAGACCGACTGCTTTACCGCGAACTCGCCCCACTCGTAGTTTGCATCCGATGAGCCGAATGTGCTCTTGAACTGCACCTGCCCGTTTGAGGGGGTTGTGGGATAAGATGTATCCATGGCCTTATAGGTCTTGGATGCGCCCTGAAGGTCGGTCTGAGAGGCCGCAGGCGCGGTGGTCTTGTCATTTCCTATTCCTATTTGGGCGTTTGTGTTGTCGAAGTGGTTGGCGCTTCCGCCCGTAAGGAGCGACCAGAGCTCGTTGATGCCCACGGTGAGGAAGAGGTTTTCCCCCTCTATGACCTCGTAGGGTTCCCCCTCTCCGGGGACGACGCCACCGGCATACTTTTGGACCTTCACATGCCCCTTAAGTCTTAATGTCTCTTTTGCTTCCATCGTAGCCTCCTTTTTTTATTCTGTCACTCCGGCTTGTCCGGAGTCTTTCTTGGGAAGGATTCCCGCCTCCTCTGTCACTGTCACTCCCGCTTGTCGGGAGTTCTTCCTGCTTGTCAGGAATCGTAAAGAGGGATTCTGGACAAGCCAGAATGACATGTAACGGAGCGGGAATGACAACCCCCTTTTTTTTCATGGCAATACCTCCAAGAAATCGAACTCGAAGCTGTAAGTCCTGTAGGCAGTCTCCTTTAAATCGATGGGCTTACGAAGCTCCCCGAAGAGCCAGTTGCCCTCGTGGTCGTAAAGCCAAAAAGGGCACGCCCCTTTCCATACATCATTGAGCGCGGCAATGTTGCTTTTCTGTGTCTCGCCTGCATGCGAGACATGGTAGACCCTCTGCCGCCGGGGGTCGCCCTTTACGAGGAACCTCACAAGCCCTGATGCGGACTCCGCGCGCTCGACATTAAAAAGCGAATCCAAGGGCCCGGTCTTTAGAATGCACCTCTCCCATGTGTATGTCTGGGTGAGAAAGAGCTCCGGGATTGACGGCGGGGCCGTGGGGGCGTTGATGCTCACGAGCCACCAGCGGCGAGTCGCCGCCGCCCAACTTTTGTCTATGACCCCGCTCCCGGCAGTCCAGTCCGTTGCGGCATAAGACCAGTCCGCCCCGTTGTCCGAATATAAGACTGCTAAGGTCAGCCCGCCGAGATTATGTCCCGCCGGGATGAGTAGCCGGTCCACTGCCAAGGGGCTTGTGCCCTGGTCGACTTTGATTTGGGTCGTCACAGCGGAGGTCGTCTTAAAGGGCCGCCCGATGTTTCGGTCGTAGAGCCGGTAGAGGGGATAAGAGGGGTCCTCCGTCCCGTAACCCTGGGCAAGGCTCACCGTGGATGTCTCCATGATGTTCTTACAGCAGGTCTTAAGCATATGTCACCTCAGAACCCCTCAAGTTTTTCTCTCGAAAAGACATTTCCGTCCGTCTCCTTGTTCGTCTCCGCCCTTCCGTCCGTAGAGGCGGAGGGCGAAGGGTCTATGCCGAGGGAGACCGTGCCCTTTGAGACGGCCTCAAGCTGGCGGATTGCGTTTTTGTAGCGCTCGGCCCTCGTCTCCGGCATCACCTCCATGTGCCTCGAATAGAGGTTGTATATGGCGATGTCCACGGAAAACTTCCGGACGAGGTCCGGCACTATAGGCAACGGGACCATATACCTGCTTCCGCAGTAGGAGTCTATCTCCGCATCGGCCTGTTTGACGGCCTCATCGACCCTGCCCTGATTGACCGAGCCGGTTGCCTCGTCGTCCGTGAGCTGGATGAGCACAGCCTCCGGGATGAGCTTTTTTATGTCATCGAGTGTAGAGTAAGACACTTACTTTTTCCTTTCACCCCGTTTTTGGGGGATATGTAAGGGGGACGCAGGTCCCCCTTACAATTGTTTTACGCCAGCCAAGGAACGACCAGAAGCTCCGCCGTGTTCCGCCACTTGTTCGTTGCGCCGGAGGCGTCCCGCTCGTTCATGAGTATCTCTCTTGCCGCACCCTCGAGCGTCGGGGGCACGACGAGGAGGCCCGGGATGATGCCGAGGGGCTTGCCCTCGTCGTCCTTGGACCCGAGCATGGCGGCACGGGCATTGCCGTAGTTTGCGGCATTCAGGGTGTCCTTGCTTGCATAGGCCAACTGCCAGAGGCCGTACCCTGCATTGTCCCTCCTGTCCACGCCGTAGATGTACTTCTTTCTCATGAAGACATGCTCGTCGTCGGGCATGTCCTTGGAAACGAACTCGACCTCCCTCCGGGACTGGAATATGAGGGGCTTCAGGGCCTTCGAGACATCGAGGAGGTACCATGCAGTGCCTGCCCCGCCTCCGAAATTGGAAACGCTTGCCCCTGCCACCGGGTGGTCGGTGTCGAAGAAGTACTGCCCGTCGTAGCATGTGGTTGCGAAGCCGTCCTTCAGCACCTGAAACACCAGCTCGTCCGGGTGCACGCCGGCGGCCCTTCCGAGCTCCGAGATGATGGGCTTGTAGATGCCGATGGCGTCGTCTTCCACATCGTTACGGTCTACCTCGATGGTCGCCTCCCAGTCTTTGTTTTTTAGCGAGTAGCTTGAAAGCGAGAGGTTCTTTATCTGCCGGTCGCCTACCCACTCCCTCATCTTCGGGAATGCGCCGAGCCACGCATAGGACTCCTCCCTTACGGAGCTCGGGACGACCATCGCCACCTTCTCGTAGAAGGGCTTTACGCCCGAGAAGGCCTCGCCGAATATCGTCTTGAAGCTCTTGTAGATTGCGCTTAGCGATGCCTGATTGATAATCATATGTTCCTCCAATCTTTCTCATAAGGGGGATTTCCCATCCCCCTTATGTATCCCCTCGTAAAGAGGGTAGTTGACCCTTACTGAAACCTCACCCAGACTCCGCTTGAGTCCACATCGAAGACCTTGCCGGCCACGCTCCTTGTGCTTGTGCCGTTGGTCTTTGCCACGGTCTGGTCGTCCACGATGTAGCAGTCGCCTCCGATGTCCGCCCTCGTTATCTCGTCTGCGCCGGATGAGTTTGCGAACCTGAAAACACCCCGCTCGACATCAACGCTTATTGCGCCTGCCGCACCGGATGAGTTGTCGGCCTGGGCCTCCGCCCTTCCGACTCCGAGCAGGGTCGTTGCAGTCGCCCCGGGCGTTGCGTAGCCGCTTGCGTCCCGCGCAACGAGGGCCCCTGCGTAAATCTTCTTGGATGCGGCCACGGGCAGGGAAATGCTCTCGCCGTCCCTCCGTGGCGTGTTCCTGTCTGCCGTGAGTGCTGCCATACTGCCTCCTTTCTACATCACAAGAGGGACTCCGCCCCCCTTGTGTATCCCCCTAAGAGGAATACTTTTTAAAAGTCTCCCCGGATATTCCGAGGGCCTTGTTGACCGCCGTCTGCATCTCATCGAGCGGTGCAACTCCTGTTTCCGAGCGGGTCGCGCCCGCCACCTCTGCCATGGGCACGACGGCCGGGGCCTTTGAGACGAAGACCTTAAAGCCTTCCGGGTCGCGCACGGCATAGTCCACGGCCCAGTCCTTCTGAGCGGGCGTGACCTTGCCCTCCTTCATGGCGGATGCCACGAGTTCTTCGGCGTCCCGCTTTGCGAGCTGAGATTTGAGGGTTGCGATTTCGGATTTGAGATTTGAAATCTCAGAGACCTGAGAGCGTGCGCTCTTCATCGCCATGAGCGTGCCCGTGACCTCGGAGAGAGATGCATCCTCTTTGAGGCCGAGGGCATCGAGCACTTCCTTCGATGCCACCGCGTTTGCCCTGTCTACGAGGGCCTTCTGCGCGGCCACGGCCTCCTCCCCGGTCGCCGTCTCCGGCAGACCGAGCAACTCCAACAGCCTTTTCATAGTGTCCTCCTTTCCTGATTCAAGGGACGATGCCCCTTTATTGGCGGGGGGCACTGCCCCCTTATTCACAATCGGGACCATCCCGTCTATGGCGGGCTGGTTCGTGAGCGCGGCGTTTAGGAGTCTCACGACCTTGTTGTCCGAAAGCCTCTTGAGAAATACCGGCGATAGATAGCGGTATTCCCGGTTTTTGAGATATTGCTTTGCCCTGTCCGTCCATTCCACAACGGCCCAAATCCCCCCATTCCCCCCTTTGGTAAAGGGGGGGGAGGGGGGATTATATCTCAGTTTCTTAATCCATCCGGCGGCTGGCGCCTCGCCTCCTCCCAATGTCTGATGCTCGTAGTCTATGACCATGTCGTTTAGGCGGGACTCAAAGTCCTTTAGGATGAGGGCACTGCCCTCCTCATCGAGGATGAAGTCGCCTTTTTCCGTGCGATGGCCCCCGTAAGGTACGACCTGAATCTCCGCGGGCGCGCCCTCGAAGTCCACGGTCAGGTTCAAATGAGCGGTGTCCTTCATTTACGACCTCCTTTCATGGTCTCCTCCCCGCCTTCCGGGCCGGGGATGCCGAACTTCTTATGGATATGGGATTTGGGGATTCCGTCGAAGCCGCCCTCGATGAGGGTCCTGTAGGTCTCGGCAAGGCCCTTGAGGTCTTCGCCTGCCTCGTAACGGAACTTGAAGACGGGCAGGTTTTTGCCCGGGCCGAAATTGAACTCCACAAGCGGGCGAATCATCTGCATGGTTACGGCCTTGGCCATGGCCTTGGCATCCGCCTCGAGGATGTCCCTGCGGACATCCCTTGCCTCGTCCTCCGAGCCGAGTTTCCCCGGGGTGCTCTCCGAGCTTCCCGTGTGGCCCAAGACCGCCTTTGAAACCGAGCGGTCGCAGAACCCGATGAGTCTTTCATAGATTTCCGCAGAGGGCGCCTTCGAGGACGACTCAAGGAGCTCTATGACCGTGGAGTCCGATATGACGGCCGCGGCGTCCGCGCCCAGGTTATAGACGGCATTCCGGAGGACCTTTCTGTCGGCCTCGGATGTGCTTGCCGAAAACTTCCCGATTCGGAGCGGCATCGCAAACCGCTCGTTGAAGACGACCCAGTCCTTCACCGCATAGTTCTTGAACAGGTACATGTATGCGCAGGGCCGGAGGACGCCGCCCCGCGGGGTGAAGCCGCTCCTGGCCTTATATTTGTGAACGACGAATTTGTTGGGCAAGAGGTCTTCGCCGTAAACAGGCTCGGCATCGGTGATAAGCCGGGGCATATCGAGTAATCCCCCCGTCCCCCCTTTAGCAAGGGGGGGCGAAGGGGGATTTACGAATGTAAACTTCTTCTGATGCCGCCACCTGATTTCTCTTATCCACGCCTTTCCCTCCGCAATCTCCCACATTATCTCAGAGACGCTGAAACCCTTTCCCACGGCATCGAGCATATCGAGCAGGGCATCGTCCCAATTCTCGATCCGGAAGAGGGCCTCTTTCACGAAGGATGCGATGCGTTGGCCCTCCCTTTCTCTGGAGGCCGGGACGACCTCCCAGTCGAGCCCAGAGACGGCCAACTTCCGGGTGGCAAGCACACTGCCTAAGTGCGCGTCCTTCTCCTCCATCTCCTCGAAGAGTTCGGCCTGTCTTCCTATATCCCCTAAGTCGGCCTCCTTGAATATCAGCGCGAGCCTCTCCGGGGTAAGGCCCAGAGAGGTGTAAGACGAGTAGCGGTCGCGGACTGCGACAACCCCTATCTCATCCAAGATGGGCCTTCCGGCCTTCATCTCCCTGTCATATGCATCGTAGAGTCTCATGTGCTCTCCTTCGGCAAGTTTTAAAGCCCGTTGACCAGCGCCCGGCAGAAGCGAAACCCCTCTTGCCGAGGCTTTCGTACGAAACCTCTTCCGGCGCGACACTGCCTGCATGGATGCCCAATGCGCCCGCCCAGAACCTGTCGGCATGTCCCTGCTCAGTGCGCTCGGCATCGAAGCGGATGTTGCCCGCCGAGGTCGTGAATTTTTTTACGCTATGGAGGTCGTCCCTGACTTCCCTGTCTATGG